ACGGCGTGCCCCGGCTTGCAGGGTCGGGTAAAAAGAGAGGGTGAATATGTGCCGCAGGCACATAGAGGGGGTGTAACCCCCTTTCTCCCGTAAGCGTTTCCTTGGTTTTGGCGGTCGTTTATGACCGCCAAAACCTGAATTTAAAAACGGAGCAATGAAGCGGCGTGTGGCTGCGTTCAATTCGCCCGGTTCGGCGGGCCTGTATGCCCCTTGGCGCGGTGGCAACCTGAATGACGGTGCTAACTGCGGCCTGCCTTGCGCGAATGGCAACAATTCCCCGGCGAACTCGAGCTGGAACGGCGTGCCCCGGAATGCTGATGATAAATAGCCCTCAAAAGGGCATAAGCGTTTCATTGCGCCTGTGGCTTGACCACTAAGATCATGTTATACCGACACCATGCAGCTGAGCGTTTCGAGATATACGGACGCATTGGTGAGAGCGTGGCCGCAGTTTTTGGGACTGCGTGGCGGTGAGTAGTAGAAATCCGTTTTGCCTGATTTAAGGCCTGAAACGGCAACCGAAATCCGTTGAACATCAGCAAGTTTGGAGGCTTTAAGGATATGAAAACAAAGAGGTACTTGTCGCTCAATCATGAAATGTGCGAGCGTGCTGTCCTTGAAGCTTTTGATAAGAAATGGTTCCGCCGGGATTACCTCGCTACGGTGGAAAAATATGGAGGTGTAAGCCGTGCACAACTATCGAGCGCCGCCCGCGTAAACGACTGGAACCCGCGTTTAGAAGCCGTAAATGGGATTGCTCTTGAAATGGAGCAACGGATAGAAGATTTGTTGGACGGAGAAACAGACGACCTTGATCTTGACCCTGTGAGCGTGTTCTACAGAATTGATGGAATCAGCATGAAACGGCGGGAACTGTCTAACTGCTGTCCAATGCACCAAGCTTTTGGGCATTTGGCGGTACTTGGACTTCGCCCGTTGCTTCAGGCAAAACTGTTGCCGTATCAATTTGCCAGTATTCCCGGCAAGGGACAAATCGCTTTGAAGCGTCAAGTCGAGCGTTGGCTTCGCAGAAAAAGTCTTGGCATACAGTATGCAATAAAGCTGGATGTGCAGGGGGCATACGCCCACACAAAACAGGAACTTGTGATGAAGATCCTGCAGAAAGAAATCCCGGGAGCAACATGGCTTCTGGCTGTTGTCAAATGTCTTTTAGCAATGGCTCCGGGTGAGGGATTGCTTATCGGCGGCTATCTTGAAGCGTGGCTTTTTAACCTTGTTGCCAGCTATATGCTGGTCAAGGTCATGAGTTATGCAAAGATTCGCCGTGGAGCATCCACGCGATTCGTGATCCGCAGCGGTAGCTATATGGATGACCTTGTTTTGTTTGGCCGACGATGGGCTGACATACAGAGTGCAGCCCGAAAATTGACTAAGTGGGCGCTGACCGAACTGGGATTGACAATAAAAAACGAGTGGGTTCGTGTGGACTTTCTTAGCGCCGCTGAAGAGCATCAACGCAGACACCTAACGGGAGCGGCAAAAGGATGCCCGGGTTTGGATATGGCTGGCTATGTGATGCACCGTACCTACACCACGATACGCCCCAGAATTTTTCTGAGGGCTCGGCGGCAGTACATTCGAGCCAAGGCCGATGTTTCACGAAATGGATATGTGCCGGTCTGGCGGTCGTACAAGCTGGTCAGCTATAACGGCTATTTTGACTGGACAAAATCTCGTGCAATCAGCGAAGCCCTAAAACAGAAAAAGCTGTTCACGGCCGCAAAAGTAGCAATCCGCGTAACGGCACAAAGAAATGCAATGAAGAAAGTGAGGATAGCAGCATGATTTTTACCGAGAACCTTGACCATAATCCGCAGGCGGTAACGCTGGAAAAACTGCCGGACGGTACGGCTTGGCTGTACCTGCGTAAGGACGCTCATGAGGTACGAACCGAGGCTCCCGAAGGAGAGCAGGGCGGTACTTCGTGGGAGTGCACCACGGCTCTTTGCAAGTTGGGTTCCGATTATGCAGAGGAAACCGTGGAAAGCATCACGGCGGCGGCTGATGATTGGTGGGTCTATGCAGAAGCATGGACGACCGCTGATGAAGCTGCGCCCTCTCTGGAAGAGCGTGTGAGCGTGCTGGAAACTCTGTTTATGGGAGGTGAGCTGTAATGGGCAAGGAACAGTTTTATCGCACTATGTACCGCATGAAGAAGATCACCGCTGCAGGCGTGTGGGAAAAGGTTGACGAGGGCGAGCTGACCAAGGCGCAGGCCTTGCGTATCTGCGGTCCGCGACCGAAGGAATCCTGATGGAAGGTGCTTTTATTTGAGCCGAGAACAAAAGCTCGAAGTTTTGTTAGCATCGGCGGTTCATCTTCTGGATTGCTGGGAGGACATTTCAGCCGAAACAGGAGAAGAGCCTGAAAATTATGGTGAGCAGAGAGCAATCCTGCAAGCCGAATACGATGCTATAAAGTGTTGAGAGAAGCCGTGCTGATGGTCAGCGCGGCTTTTTTGTTTGGAATAGAGGTGGATTTTTTGATTTCTCCGTATAAGGGCACTTTCAGAGTGTCGCAGGCATACCGAAACCTGCGAGCAAACGGTACATATCACCAAGGATATGATCTCGTGGGCATTGGAGACAAAAGCATCTATTGCCCGGTTTACGGTACGGTTATTCGTGCTGGATGGGAGTGTGCAACGCTTCCGAAGAAAGGTTTTGGCCAGCGTGTTGTGGTTCGTATCGGCAGCACTGCCTACTATATGTATTTTGGGCATCTGTCCAAAATCAACGTGGCCGTCGGGCAGAAGCTGAAACCGGGAGATCTGATTGGTGTTGAGGGCAGCACCGGCCACAGCACCGGAAGTCACCTGCATTGGGAAATTCGCATCGACGATATTTCTACTGGGTATGTATCGGTGCATCAGTACGCAGGCATCCCGAATGTGGCAGGCTCTACTGCATACACGTCCAACTGGGTCGCAGAACTTTTCGGACCCAGCAACTTGAAAAAGTCCACCAGCGGCTTCCCGCAGCGCTTGTACAATTCGGTGCTGCAGGGTGCACTGGGAATCGACAAGGACGGTATCTTCGGGGCGAATACCGAAAAAACAGTCAAGGAGTTCCAGAGTGCTCACGGTCTGACAGCTGATGGCATTGCTGGAGCAAAGACAAAGGCGGCTCTCGCTAAGCAGCTTTGAGAGAAAGGGGTTATAATCTATGAGCGTTATGAATATTGTTACCGCCTGTATCGTGATTCTGATTATGGCAGTTCTGTCCGTCGTGGCGATTCGCTTCGGCTATAAGGCGCTTCTGATCGAGTGGGCAATCGATGCTATCTCCAAAGCGGAGAAGGAGTTCGTTGGTACCAAACTGGGCGAGGCGCGCCTTGCGGTTGTTGTGTCTTGGCTGCGCGAAAAGGTGCCTGCACCGATTCGCTTCCTTGTGACGGACGACTTAATTCGCAAAGCAGTCCAGACATCGTTTAACGCTGCAAAGTCTGGGCTGGAGGTGCTGAAGAATGCTTAAGCGGCTTGTGGATTGGCTCTTGGATCGTCTTCCCGTAACGAGATGGATCGAATTGCTGACACAGCCGGAGGACTGAAAGGAGGATGTAGGTGCTTGCAGAGACAGCTGAAACAGTCACTGTCGCCGTTCCGGCGTGGCTTTTAGCGGTAGTTGCTTTTCTTGGAACACTTCTGGGTGGAGCGATTAGTTTTGCTGTGAATCAAATCCTTATCAAGGGAGCTGCTGATCGTGCCGCAAAGAAACGCGAAAAGGACGATGAGCGGCGCCGAGAACGGTATATTTTGCAGATGGACAGCCGAAAGGCTACATTTGACCTGCTATCCTGCATTTGTGCCGGCATTGAGCGAATGGAGACCGAAACGGGTCAGATTTATTGGAATGGAGAACTGAAAAGAAGCCTTGCACATCTGGAAGGTGTGGATGAGCGATATAGGGAATCCGACCAACGCCAGCTTGCCGACCTGAATACTCGGAGCAAATGATTACACCCCCGTTACCCATCAGACTATAAGTCGAAGTGGGTAACGGGGGTGTTTTTTTGCTTTTTTACGATAAAAAATAACAAGATTCGTGATAATCTAACATTTTCCTGACTTTTCCAGTGGAAAAAGTTATCTTTTATTGTAAGGAGCGAGCGAGAATATGATTAGAATTTTACTGTCCAAGAAGCTAGGCGAGCTGAAATGGACGCAAGCAGATCTGGCACGCGCCACGGGCATTCGCCCCACTACAATCAGCGACTACTACAACGAAATCGCCGAGCGGATGAATCTGAACCATTTAGACCTCATCTGCGAAGCGCTGGACTGCAGCCCGACTGAGATACTGGTTCGGGAACCGAATCCTGAGCCGAGGGTGCGAAACCGGACCGGCTTTGAAAAGCCTGTGACAGGCCAAAGAAAAGACGGCGAGTGAGAGAGGGGACAGCGTAAAGCTGTCCTCTTTTTCTATGCCCATTGACGCTTCTTGCAAACAGGTGTATTATAATAATGTATCTAACACCTGAATGAACTACTTGATAGATAGCCAAAGACCCGTGACATCAATTTGACAGCAATCCATTGTGCACTCAAAAACACACAATGGAAGCAACGGAATTTATGCACGCCAAAACCGGAAAAATGGACTTGATATAACCAAAAACCTACTTTCCGGAATCGAGCTCGAATAATGGAATACGAGAAAATAAAACGTGTCTACGACTGAAAAATGATGAATTTCGGAAGAATGACATCACTTTGACATCACCTGCGGCAAAAAGCACCTGCTGGACGCGCCGGGAAATGGTAGTACGGTTTATTATCGAAGAATAATTTGAAAGCCCCGGAAAGTAACGAGAAATCGAAACTTTCCGGGGCTTTTTTGACATCGTGACATCACAAAACGGGCCGTGACATCACCTGTTTTCGGCCTAGCCGAGTGACATCAAATCAGAGTCATCGTTGTTAGAAGTTGGGGAGCCGATGGCCTCCAGCTTCGACACAAGCTCCTGCTGCTTGTTAGGGTACAAATGAGCATAGGTCCGCATGACGACGGGAACAGTATCGCCGATTCGCTTGGCTACCAGAACAATAGAGTACCCAAGTTCGATACAGAGAGAAACGTGGCTGTGCCGAAGATCATGGACGCGAATGTCTGGCAGATAGGTTAGCTGGGTGCAGCGGGTCAGTTCTTTGTTGAGCGCTGTGCACGTCATGTAGAATACGCGGTCGTCCGGGGTCAGCCCGTAGAGCCGGGAACAGTAGGTGCGGAACTCTTCGGCCAACCAATGCGGAATAGGCACATTGCGGTTTCCGCCTTTCTTGCTGTTCTTAGTGGGGCCGAAGATGTCCTGCCCCTTTTTTCTGTGGTAGGTCTTGTAGATGCGCAACTGGTCATCATCGGTCAGGTCTTTGGGCAACAGCGCCAGCATCTCGCCCTCGCGGCATCCCGTCCAGAACAGAATATCAAATGCCAGAAGATAGGCCTCGTTGCGGAATTCTTTCCGCAAAAGCTCGTACTGGTCTTTCGTGATGATAAGCATTTCTCCGGCGACGGAGGAACCCATGTAGCCAGCGGCATCGCACGGATTGAAACGCAGGCCGTAGAATGTCTGGGCATAATTAAAGAGGGCGGTCAACTGTGCGTGGATGGTGTAGAGATATGTTTCCGAATATGGGAGGCCAGTGGCTTCGCCCATCTCTTTTACTCGCTGTTGCCAATCTCGAATATCAAGAGCGGTGATCTCATTCATTTTCCGGTTTCCGAGAAGCGGAACGATTTTGGTGTCAAAAACATTTCGCTTGGTGTCCATTGTGGTGTCGCGGACATGGTGCTCCCGGTCATTGAAGTACAGCTCCACAAAGCTGGCAAGAGTCATGTCACAGCTCTTGGCTTTTTGCAAATGGAATTCGCGCTCCCACTCTTGCGCTTCACGTTTGGTTTTGAAGCCGCGCTTACGCTTCTGCTTTCGTTTCCCGGTGAAATCAGCGTAGCGAAACTGGCAGTACCATGTGCCTGTTTTTTCGTCCTTATAGCAGGGCATTAGAATATACCTCCTGACGTGTTTAGAAATCCCCGACCATTTTTATAATGGTCGGGGTCTTTTTTTATTGGGGGAGAATAGATTTGAATTGCTCAACATTGTCTGCATTGCTGAGCAAGAAAAGAACATCCAACCCGGTATCGGAACTAATTCGCAACTTTCCAAATTCACAAATAAGACAAGGCATATTGTGTTTATAGCGCCTGTCTGGAGAGCCATCAGAATTTACATTGAGCCATGTGTTGCCGACTACTTTACTATCCGCAGGCAGATGCGCTTCATCGGTGACATAGTTAGTAGAATCAACTTCAAATGACACTTCAGCAATATCGTAGGCACTAATATTTTTGTTGTGAATATAGAATATCTTGTCAGGAAAAATATAGAACGATTCTCGCTGATTTAATGCCACGGAGAATACGGGAACATTTGTCCGAAGATAGTAGGGAAGATTAGGCATTCCGAGTACCTTTTCCTCAGAAATGGTTTTCTCTGCGCCGCCATGCTCTCTTGCGTTACTATTGGTATATGTTTCAGGCACATAGTAAACGGTATCGCAAGCAAATAATTTTCGCCATGCAGTGTACCATTCTTCATAGGCCGCGCGCTGTTCGTCGGTGAAATCATATTCCAACTTTACAGGTGCGACGTAATGAACATAGAAAAATACGGCAAAAGAAAAAATGGTAAGGAAGAGTCGTTGGGGAGTGTGAAGAACAATAAAAGCGAGTAAACCAATGGAGCCAATTATGAGAGAGGCTTTACTGAGAAAACGTGTTCGACGAATCTTCTTCATAAGGGCCTTGAAATCAGAATCTTTATAGTTCTCACAGTCAACAGACTGAATAACTTCGGTATCAATATAAGGGGATTCTTTTGCTGTGTTTCGTCGTGCAGATTTATGCAGGGATTCCTCTGTCGAGTAACTCAATCCGGTTCCGGGGATGGACGCTGTTTGTCTGATTTTTCCGTTGGCCGTTTTGGTGATTCGGTATCCCGGAACGCCCCATGAATACCCAATTCCGCTTCCTGAAATATTGATGCGGAAGCCGCCGCCAAGACGAATACTTTTTCTGTATCTGAATCCCATAACCTCACAACCCTTTCTGTTATTTATTCACGGATTTCGGTAGATGGCTGGAATCTGTCTGTAAGCTGTCTTACTCTTTCCAATGGTGCGCTTGCGCCGGGAAGGAGTGATAAGATGCCTGCGTCGGATGAGCGCTCCAGACATGGAAATGTGCTTGATGAAGTTCTTCGGGAAGAAATCAAGGATTTAACCCCGGAACAGGTCAAGCAGGTGCTTGAGTACATCGAAACGCTGAAACAGCAGTAACGAGCACCAATGGCGCGGACAGGCCCTCTTTGGGAGCCTGTCCTTTTGCTATTCGCGCAGGAATTTGACGAAACGGACGTACTCTATTACCTTGCGCATTTCATCATCTGTCAGATCGTGCGTGGAGTCCATGAGCCGCCTCTGCAAAGCGGAAAGATTCGACTCCGGGAAATCTACCTCTCCCCGGAGATAGGCTTCAGACACGCCATAGCGGGCGGCAATAGTGGCGATGTCTGAAGCGGTAGGAACAGATTTTCCCGCTTGCCAGCTTGCCACAAGGGTTCTACTTTTCCCGCATAGGCGCGACATAAAAGCGCCCGATGAACCGTAATGTTCCATCAAATCGACAATGCGTTGGACAGTAATCGTCATCCTTTTTACCAGCTTTCTTTCTGAAATCTTGTGTAATACGCTGAAATTCAACACTTGTTAGATTTGCGGTCTTGTCGTCTAACAGGTGTTGGATTATTATATAATCACAGTCAAACATTTGTTGGATTGCATGAACAACAACGGAGGTCGAAAAAATATGAAAATGGTAACGTACAAAGTACTTAGCAAAGCAATGCGAGAGCTGACAGGGCAAGTCGCAGAGCTGGATGAAGCCATTGAAATCCGCTTGGTGTTTGGCGAAAAAGTTAAAATCACCATTTCGATGGACTGGGCAACAATGGATGCAGCGCGGGCCGCAGAACTCGCTGAGCATCTGGCAAAGGCAGCGGAGCTCGTGAACAATTTCAAGTACGCTGGCTATACGATTGTTAGATAAGGGGGATGGCCATGAAGTATTCAGACATCAACAAGATGTTCACGACAGAGGTGAACAAGTACTTGGCGCAGGGATATCGCTTCAACACCGCAAGCATGAATGGGAGCCAAGGTGAACTGGCCAAGGTCGATTTGACCAACGGAACTGAGATCATCCGCATTGTGGCCCGCACTTTTTCCAAGGAGTGGGATAAGCAGGGCGTTGAGCTGTTCGTTGGCCGCGTAGCCGAGAAAGAGGGCATTCGGCCAGATGTGGCCTATTGCGTCAACACGATTTGGAACGGACGCTTGGAACAAGTCAGCAGCCAGCGGTTCTACGAGGTGAACGGCTACGGAGATCCCGACAAGTTCTATGGGACGGAAGCGGACGCCGAAGCGGTCAGCAAAGTCCGTATGAGCCGCTATGCGCAGAGGCCGAGCCGCAAGGCTGAGGACATGACCAACGCTGAAACCATCAAAATTGCGGTGCGGTTCATTCGCCGGAAGCTTGGCATCAAGAACGTGGACAAGAAGCGCATTGAAGTGTTCCGCACGCCTGACCATCGGCACATCATCAATTATCGCGGCAAAGCATATCAGCTCAACAACAAGGAGGTTTGACTATGTATTGCAACAAGTTTTTCAGAACCGAAGAGGAGGCCAAGGCTTTCAAGAAGTCTCACGGCGGGGCGCTGTACAAGAACATCAAGGGAAGTCACACCCGGCAAGCGTACCGGGTAGAAGCGATGATGGCCGTGCAGGGCGGCTGGCTCCGCAGCACAGAGACGGATACGTACCCGTTCTGCGTTGCATGGAATGGCAAGCCGCTGTCGGCAGGAAAGGAGATTTAAGCCATGAAAGCATTAAAAATTGAGCCGGGAAAGGCCCCGGAACGCATTGACATTGACAACGAACTTGAAGCACTGCAAGACGCTGTGGGCGGCTACATTCAGGTGCTCTACCCGGACCCGCACCGCCCGGTGGGCCTGATCTGCAACGAAGAGGGCAAGTGCATGGGCCTCAAGCCGAACCGAGCCCTGTACAGGGGCGGCAAGCCTTACGACGTCATTGTTGGCACATTCCTCGTGGTTGGAGTCGATGAAGAGGACTTCACGGATCTGCGGGAAGAAGATGCAGCATATTTTGAGAAGCTGTTCCATTCGCCGGAGAAGTTTAAGTACTTCGCAGGGCGGCTGGTCATCTCCAAGGTGGTTTCTGGCGGGGCTTGATGGCCCCGCTTTTCTTAAATATTAAGAAATTATGAAAACCCACTGGGTTTTCTGGGTTACGTTAGGTTATTCTCGGTTCTCTGGGTTTTCTTGGGTTTCTGAAAAAGTGAAGTCTGAACAGTTGAAATTCAAAACAAGAGTGAAATTTGAGGGTCAGAACTCAAATCCTAAGATGCGAACTTGAAATCCTCGTCAAAATTAAAGGATGCAAGAACGTGTAATTTTATCAAATGTTAAGAAACTGTGAAAACCCACTGGGTTATTTTAGGTTTCAGAGAAAACCCAGCAAAACCCAACGAAACCCAGAACGCCCAAGATTAAGAATAAGATTAAGAATAAGATTAGATGACTTCGTCATCATCACGCGATCACGCGCGGGCGCGCACGTTACATAGCCGACGACGACGAATCCAACTGATGAAGAACGGGGTCGTCCGTGCGGCCAAGCAGGTAGTCAACAGAGCAGGAGAGCGCATCGGCAATCTGAGCAAACGCAAGGTATGAGATTTCTTGCCCCTTAGCCATATGAGACACCGTGTTGATGCCCATACCTAAGCTGGCCAGCAGATCACCGAGCTTTATTCCTTGCTGGCGACTGCGCTCTTTGATGCGTTTTGCAATTTTTTGCGCATCGTACACAAAAACACCTCCTTAAACTGTGCAAAGTAACAAATTCACCGGAAAAAGTGATTTGCGTCTTGAAATTCACCGGATAAAGTGATTATAATATATCCAACAAATGAATGAAACATTTGTTAGATAGAAAGGACAACATCATGAAGAACATCACTTTTACCTACGATAGCTGGATGGATGGTGAGCAGGGCGAAGCCTGCATGACCGTCATGGTCAATGACGAGCGGGCAGAAATGCTTGATGCAGCATTCAACGCCCCGGCAAAGCTCTCCAAGACCAAGGTTCTCATTCTCAAAGATCAGGCAGAGCGTCTGTGCAATGCCTGTGAGTGCATCCGCGGTCGGGAGTACGCCAGCGACAGCATCAAGATGGTTGAAGTCAAGGAGGTCTGAGTTATGAACATGAAGTCTTACATCGCAACTTATTTCCGCCACAACCCCCAGTTCAAGAGCGGCGGTTATGAGACCACCCGCAAGATTACGGCTGCGTCCATTGCGTCCGCTCGCAAGAGAGCGCGTGAGATCACCGAGCACTGCGTTTACGGCAGCATGGAGCTGCTGGATGTTCGAAAGGAGGTTTGAGCCATGACGAATGTTTACATCGACAGCCGCCGGGATGGGTACTCGCCCAGCCAGTGCCACGGCACCATGACGGTGGGGGAGCTGATTGACATCCTGAGCCAGTACGATGAAGACCAGCCCGTCTACATCCGCAACGACAACGGCTACACCTACGGGAGCGTCCAGCTGGACAGCGTTACCGAGGGAGAGGAGGATGAGGACGAATGAGACTTCTTATTGAGTACACCTCGCATGGCCGCGGTCCGGCGGCTCCGCAGACCTACACCACCACGCTGGACATTGTGGACGATGTGGCGGAGCGGCTGTTAAAGGCCAAGACGCCGTACACGTTCCGGGAGCGGAAGTACTGCACGCGGGAAGCTCTGATTCTTGCATTCCTGATTTACGACATCGAGAACCTGCAAGAGCGGAGCTTCGGGGACAACGACCAGATTTTGAGCATCCGGCGGGATGGCCGGAGCTGAGGGAGGGCCACACGATGAAGTTTGTAGCGCCCATGGCTATATGGGAAATCGTTGGCGGCGACCTGCCGCCCATCCGGGTTCGCGCCCGGTCGTTCGATGAAGCGCTTGCAAAGGCAAGGCTTCGCAATTCCGGCTATTGCGCCGGCTGGGTCGTTGAGGAGGACTAAGCGATGGACATCCTGATTAAGCACCAGACCAAGGACGGAGAGATTCATTTCAGCAC